AGTTATATCGAGCCTACCCTTTCGGAAAGCCAACTCGACCTCATCGACGCCAACCTGCACCAATTAGACAGCGTTTTCCTCTCCAAGGAAGTGTTTCTCAACTATCTCAACGCCAATCGGTTGAAAATCGCAAAACCATCTTTCTTCCTGAAAATCAGGAATATGAAGCCTGGCATCTACCAAGACTTCCTCATCATCGAGACCGGAAAAGCCCCCTTGCTGACCTTGCAACGCCTCGTGCAGCTCAACGCCAACATACTCAACCTGAACCCACCCATCGGCAGCGACAAGGAGGCCGAGTTCATCGCCAAGCTGACCTTGAAAAACGGGACGGCACCAAAAGACGAGCTGAACTACACGGGGTTCCACAAAATCCTCCTCGACATCTTGCTAAAATACGGCGGCTCGCACGAAGTCAGTCGGCTATTCATCAGCAGCCGTGGCGACATCTTCCTCACCGACCGCAACAACACCGAGGTGAAGATGCCCGCCCTCTGCAAGGCGCTCTACATTTTCTTCCTCATCCATGAAGAGGGACAGTCGCTCAACTACCTAAACGACAACAAGACAGAGCTTTACAAAATCTATCGCCGCATCTCGACCTATGGCGACGACGACCTGCTCCGCAAGGCCATCGACAACCTTACCGACTTCATCGGATCGACGATGAACGCCAACCTCTCACGCATCCGCAAGGCCTTCCGCGACATCCTCGGCGACGAAGCCAATATATACCTTATCAAAGGCGAAAAAGGTGGACGAAAAATCATCCACCTCGACCGTCGCCTCGTGGTCTTCGAAGACATCAAGGCGTTCAAATAGCTTAAAATCAAGAATTTGAGAATTAAAGGAAAGCCCTATTTCTCTAATTCTCCAATTCTTGACTAAAGGAAATCAAGCATGATGTCCTTCCAAGAGGAACGTGACATCGGAGTTCGGCTCAATCTCTACAGCCTCTTTGCCGTAGCGCATCACGACCATCTTCTTGCCGCCTTTCAGATACATTTTGTCGTCGACCACCCAAAGCGCTGTGGCTTCGCGCAGTCCGACCACTTTCATGTCCTGGTTCACGGCAAGATACTCATTGATTCGGTCTTGGCGCGTCTCGCCACCGTGCTTGATCATCTTGTCGATCTCGGGATGCGGGTCAAGATAGTGCGGATTGATTTGGAACGGCACCAAGTTGAGGCAGTTGAACGACGCAGGTTGCACGATGGGCATGTCGTTGGTGGTGCACAGCGTCGGGCAAGCCACGTTGGATCCTGCGCTCCAGCCCATGTAAGGCACGCCAGCAAGGGCGCGGTTTCGGATGGCCTCCATCAGTCCATAGCGGTGCATCTCAGCCACCAAATGGAAGGTGTTGCCACCGCCCACCACGATGCAGTCGGCCTCGTTGACGGCTTTCACCTTGTCGTCGAAATGGTGCACCGAAATGAAGTTCTCCAAGCCGAACTTGGTGCGAAACACGTTCTTCACCTTAGCCTCGTAGGCATCGTAGCTCTCGGGATAGACCATGCCGCCGATGTTGACGCCCGCGAAAGGCACGAAAACGATGCGGCTCTCCTTATTAATATGGTTCTGCAAGCAGAACAGTTCGATTTGGGTCGTGGCCCAAGCCAGATAATTCTCGCCAAAGTTGGTCGAATTGCTGATCAATAGTAATCTCATGACGTAAAATGTTTGAAAGTTGATGAGGCAAAGATAGGAAAAAACAGAATGCAGCAATGCAAAAAGTGAAAAACAAGGCGTTTCAGAAACGACAAGCAAAAATTATCATTTTCTTTTTCAACGAGTTGCATATAGAAAGAAAAAAAAATTGCATTTTTTCATTGCCATGAATGAAAAAAGCTGTACTTTTGCAGTGTCAAAAACGACTGGACTAGTAGCTCAATTGGATAGAGTCCCTGACTACGGATCAGGCGGTTGTGGGTTCGACTCCCGCCTAGTTCACTAAAAGGTTCCACAAAACGAACCTATTTTTTTGGCCCATTCGACTAGCGGTTAGGTCGTAAGTTTCTCACACTTAAAACAGCGGTTCGATTCCGCTATGGGCTACGAAATAAAGCCGTAACTTGCTGAAAATCAGGTTACGGCTTAATTTTTTGCGCAACATTTGCGCAACCAACTATATCTGCCACGGGTTGTTGTTAGGGTCGTAGTCCCTCGCAAAGGTTGCAATCGCATAGTCGGTCTCAGGCTGCTGCTTCTCGTCGACCTTGCGCGGTATCATCGGGTTGATGCGGAGCCTCGATGCGTCTTCGAGCCACTTGATAGAGTTCTCGTAATCGGTAATCCTGGCCGTGCTGACATTGTTCGGGGATATCATCTTCGTCAACTCATAGACCGCAAGCCGCAGCATGTGCTTCTTCACATTCTTGTTGCGCGGGTCATGGTCGCAGATGTTATACCCCTGCTCAATCTTGTCGGAATTGACATTCATCACCGGGGCGAAGACCTTGCCGCCATAGACCACATACTCGGTCGGCGAGAACTCGTATTCGTTGTAGTTCGGGTCATACTCCCCTATCTGGCCCCAGTTGTCGGATTCAAGGGGATTGACTGTCAAGTCAATGCCGTCAAGGTCAATAAGGGCGTAGAATTTACCTTCGTGCTGAACGACCTCCCACGGACCATACTCGATGTTGGCCTCCCAAATGGAACTGCTGACCTCCTCCCATCCGTTTGAGCCGGGCACACGGATGTCGCCGAAGTCATATCCGTTCGGTTCGAGGCACTTGAAACAGGCGTTCGCGAACTTCACGACATTGCCGGGATAATAGGTCCCGATCTGCAAATACTTCGGAACACTCTCCTCGTCGTCGACAGTGACCTCAACCCAATAGGCCGATACCATTGGTGCCTTGCAGCCGTTGATGGTGCGCAAAGCCTGACGCACATAGCCGTCGTACAGGAAGTAGCTGCCGACTGGATAGGTAATCTGCCTGTTGTACGACAGGATCTTCTTTCCTTCTTCGAGAACTTTTTCAATCTCATAGTTCTCTGTCAGGTACTCGATGATTGAGAACTCGGCGGCTTCCTCGGCATTGAGCAAGTCCTCTTCATCGCCTCTCGTCATTTGCGAAAGTGCATCTTCTGTGATGAGACCTTTGTAATCTTTGTTGTTGAGAAATCTTCTGTACATTGTTAGAAATCAAATTGGTTATAGACTGGTGTATCGACTGTCTCGATGCCAATGCCGCCTCCGCCCATCTGGAACTTGCTCCAGCTATTGCTGAGGAAGTAGCACAGCACATAGTCAAAACAATCGGACAAGTGCCCGTATTTCTCGTATTTTGTGTTCGTTTTCGGGTCCGTTACCTTGGGTTTGTTCTTGGTGCCATCCGCGTTTTTCTTCTGGTTCACCATGTCTTCGGTCAACCTTCTGCACCTCATGTCGATGTATATGTTCCAACCATCAAACCCGGTCAACACCGCATTGGCAAACTCCAACCTCGTAACAAGAGGCGGCTGCTTGCTCAACAACCTTAATTGAGGTCTCAATGTGGTGTTCCTCATGTTGTTCATGATGATGGTGAAGTTGTTCGTCCCATCCTCGGTCTGCGTAGAGCGGGCCAGTCCAGCAGGGTCGCCGGTAACAACAATGCCGCCCAAGTGGTTCTCACGGACAAACTTGTCCCTGACTTTTATCGACAGCCTCGGCGTGTTGTTTTCCTTGTCTTCCTGTTTGCCAAGAATCTCTTCGAGGAAATAGACATTCTTCTTTTCATAGTCGATTTGCACCGAAATCGAACCCATGTATGGAATAACATTGAAGTCGAAGCAGACTATGGCAGGCTTGAGCGGGTCATAGACGCGCTCCTTCAAGTTCGACACAAGATGCTTTTCGCCATCGAAGTTCCAATAGGCAGCCGACACATTGGTATCGGTGAAATCCCAGTTGCCGTACTTCAAGCGTTCTCTCGTGGCCTTGTCCTTGATCTTGTTCAGATTGGCCTCATATATCTTCCTAAACTCAATGTCAGGATTGTCATAAAGCGAGAAACGGACAAAGACATCTGTTTCATCGCATTCGACAGGATTGCCATCATCGTCTTGGACGAACCTCGACCTCACCCATGTCATGCAAGGGTTTGTCGACATAAACAGGCGCGGAATCTTGAATGTCTCGTGGACCTTCCATCTTATACGCGACGACAACACCTCAACGGCCTTCTCGCAGATTTCACTGACCTCATCAATGAAGGCTATCGTGTATTCCGACGAGCCAAGCCTTTCAAAATTCGGGTCGGACGGCAAGTCCTCCAACTCTTTCAAGATGATGACGGAGCCGTTCCAGAATGTCACGACGCCTTCAAGGTTGTTGATTTTGTAGTTTTCACCTTCTTTCAACCCCCAATCTGTCATCACCGTCTTGATGGTGTTGAATGTGGATTCCTTCAGCGACTTGATGGTCTTACGGGCGACAACGGCGCGGATGTTGTCAAACCGCATACAACTGCTAATCAACCAACAACTCCCAAGGAAGCTCTTACCGCCACCTGCGGCGCCTCCGCCCAATATGGTCTGCGGAAGATTCGTCGTACCGCAATTCTTACATCTTGGTTTGTATTGAGGGTTCCCTTCCCTGTCGTGTCCAACAAAGACATTCTCGATGCTTCCGTCGCTGCCGCAATGCGGGCAATGGTCGGGCTGCAAATAGTTCCACAGCTCGTACTGCCTTTCCGACGGCGCGAAGTCTATCCGCAAGTTCCCTGGGTGTCTGAGTTGGTTGGCCATTTTATAAATTGAAAGCGCACCAACAGGGCACGCTTTCGTTCAAGATATCGAGATGAAAAAAGTTACAGAGAGTTGTAAATCTTCTCAACCACCATCCAGAAGTCGTCCGTGTTCTCCTTTTCAGTCAGGCTTTCACAGGACTTCTTCAGGAATTCAAGTTCTTCGGTGGTGAAACTCACTTCAAGCGGTTCCGCCATGTCTTTCTCGCTGTCCCAGGTGATGGCTCCTCTCTCTTGGTCGGTCTTGATGTTGAAGCGTTCCTTGTCTTCATCGGTGAAGGCGACCTTGTTGATGATGGACTTCTTCAGGTTGAACTCCATGAACGTGCCGGTCCTGGGCATGATGTTCGGGAAATAGATTCTGTCTTTAATGTGTAACTGCATAATATTTAAGTGTTGGTTTATTATTTGAATAGGCCGGATTCCGTTTCGAGGTTTGCTGAAATGCCGTTTTATTTTATCAAGACAAAACTTCTCGACACGCTTATACCAAACATAGGCTGTTGCGTATATGAATATCCGGCATAAGGCTCAATCTTCCATTTGCTGACATTGACAGTCGCCCTGGCAAAGACATAGGGGTCGAGTTGTTTCCATTGGTGGTTCCCGACCCCAAAATCAACCGTTAGCCTTGGGGTTTTGAAAACCTCGTAGGGCTGATGGATTATTTGTGTAGTATGATGCTTGTAAACCAACGCGCTGTCAATCTTTGTGTCATATCCGCTATACCATACCGTAGCAACATCTTCCAAATCGGCCTGGTGATGCTCGTAAGGCAGGACAACGAGGATGGAATCGTGTATCGTGTCGGTGTCCTTGATATAGTACGGTACTGGATATGGTTTTTCCTCAACGCTATTTATGGTGTCTGGCGGCGACGGCAGAAAAGTTGTGTCCCAGTGGTGGATTGTGACCGTATCTGGGGCAAGAGGCTGTATCTGCTTGCCGCGATACCTGTAGCCTGCGTTGAACATGGCGAGTAGTATCAGAGCTACCAAAAACACCACAATGAGTGCTATCGCTATCTTGCGTTTCATCACTCTGAGAATTGGAAGTCGTTCAAACGGTTTAGCCAGCCACGCAAAAAGCGTTTGTAAGTGTACTTCAGTCTCTCGCGTTCCGTGGCGGGTCTGCCAATCTTCTTTTCGTAGGCTTTTACGTTCGTTGCCACGATGTCTTCAAAGAACTTTTTCCTTCTCCACCAAAGGCGGTCGAAAAGGTCTTTTTGAGGTTGCCATCCGTTGATTTTCGCCAGCGTGACAGGACCGACTATGCCATCCTGCTTCACGCCGAGAACGGATTGGATAGTCTTGATGTACCCTGCTCCGCTGCCCCAGATGGTGTTGACGCATAGGTTGGCGATGGATTGGTTCTCAATTCGGTCGGCCTGCATCCTGTCCCAAAACATAGTCTTGAGAATGTCGCGCCATTCTTCATACGTGATGGCTTTCAGGTCATCAATACTCGGTATTGGTTTTTTCTTCGCCTTGCAATATGATGTATAGGTTGCAATGGTGATGCCGATCATGGTTGCACCACCGGCATCCACCGGGTCGTTTCCAAAACCTTTTGGTCTTGCTTTTTCAAAGAGCTGCTCGTTTGTCAGCCCGTTTCCTGATACACCGGCCTCCCATTTGATGATGACCGGTATGAGTTTTTCAACTTTCGCCATTGTATTCTCCTTTTGTATTTATACTATATCAAAACCATAACCAAAAGCCCAATGATAACCCCCGCCTCGCTCGCAATGAAATCCTTCCAAGACGGAACACCGTGCTTGATGTCCCATATCTCCTTCACTATAGATACAGCCGTAGCGAAAATCAGAGCCACCAACATCGACACCTGCTTCGTGCATCCTATCGAAAGCAGAGCATACAACACTTGGGCAATGAGCAAGCCACAGATGAAATGCAGCAGCTTGTCAGCCTTGATGCCGTAGATCCAAGATTTCAGTCTCTCTACCATAGCGAACACCATCCTCCAACAAGTCCGACCAAAATGGCGATGATGCCTCCGACAACGAATCCTATAATTGTCGGGAACCAATACCAGGGGGTCCATTTCTCATGCTTTACCAAAGCGATGACAGCAGCGACCGCCGGCGGCACGATTGAACCGCCAAGGAACAGAACGGCGCACAGTAATTCGAAAGCCTTGCCGTTCCATCCCATGATGCCAAAAAATGTCATCAGGGCAAAAGAGATTACAATACACCATAGGTGCCACACGGAGTCTTTTCCGCCGCTACCCAACACAACAGCGTGTTCCGATAGCCATTGAGCAATTTTTTTCATGTTTATTTGTGTTTAAGAGTTGTTTATTCTTCGTTTTCACCGCCTTCTCCGTCTGGTTGTTCGCATACACTTGTGGTGCTGGACGTCTGTGCCTTTACTGCCGCCACGAAAGCGTCTTTGAATGTCTTGCTTTCAAGAAACTTCGTGATAAATTCTCCGGCCTCTGAGAAGTCCTTCTTTGTCTTCTTATCGGCTTTCTCCCTTATGCTCATTATCTCGACAACGAGCAGATAGATTCCGACAAGACAGGTAATAACTGGAACACCGGTGATGACATTCAACCGAAACAGTTCAAACAGGCGTGAGAAGTAGAGCAGCATGTCTACACCTGCGGCTACAATTACGCCGCCTTCGTAGGTTATGAACTTCGTCAATGTTCTCTTTAACCCCCAAGATGAACGAAACTCTCCTCTCATCTTCGCCTTGTGCAGTCCACTGACGAGATCCACCATCATAGCCAATAACACGATGACGCAGGCCATTCCGATTACCGCAGTCATTGATTTAATTGTTGTCCAATCCATTATGCTTTTATTTGATTAGAAAAATTGATTCGTATGGGATAAACCACTCTTTTTCTCCGAGGAAGGTTTCGTCTATCAGTTGCGCCCAGCATCCAATCATCCTGCCGTCTTTCGAAAACACCGGCTCCGTCATTTCCATCTTGTGGTTGACCAACGCCGACATCCCCATTTCATCCAAATCCCTCGACGGTATCACGACGATGATGTCATTCTCCATCATTGGCCAATCTCCTCTTTCTGTTTCGTGCCTGCGGGGACTATGACGTTGAACGTGATGTTTCCGCCGCTTTCGTTCTTTATCTTCAACTCGGCATCATGACCGCCTTCCTTGAGTCCATTAAGATCCATCAGCAGCTTGATTGCACTGACCGCAACTCCACGGCATGACGAAGGTGGTATCGTGTTTCCGTTCCTGTCTTTGGCACCTGCACAAGTGGCCATTTCGTCCGCGATGTTCATCAGCGTCGTGTTCATGAACTCCTTCATGTACTTTGTCTTGTCGAAATCAAGACTGCTGATTTCGGAAAGGTATCGCTGCACCTCATGCCTCGACAAGAGAATGTGCGCCTTCATGCCCGACAACGGATCGTTGTCGCCGAAAGCCTCTTCATAGCATTTCACGGCATTACCGGCGAATGGTGCCTTGCCTGCTGCATACAACTCGCAGAACTTCTGTTCACGGTCGTTAAGTCCGACAGGATTTGGCAACATGGCATCTGCTTCAACGGGAGCAACCACTTCAGCCTCGCTCACTGGTATGATTTCATTGTCTGGCATACGCTTTCCTTTCTAATCACAAATAGTGGCGACGGTGTTATTCGGTTTTTCGCTTGCCCAACAATTCCTCAAGCATCATCTGCTTGAACAGGTCGCCGATAGCCGCCGAAGCAATCTCCACGTCTTCCAGCGATTTCAGGTACTTGAAGTTGAAGCTGACGCGGAGGTCATAGCCGGAGATTTCCGCAAGCGGTTCCTCAATTTCGGGATTCTTGACCTGCAATGCGACCACATCGCTGATTGACCTGAACTGCACGATGGGTTCGTCCTTCAATTTGTTGTCTTCTTCCATAGTGTCTTGATTATTTGTTTTCAATGATGAGATTCCCCTCTCGGTCGACATGCTTGCGCAGGAACTTCCTCGCGTTGAACACCCTGGTCTTCACGGTGTTGATGTTGTTCGATTCAAGTTCGCCAGATTCGTTCAATATCTTCGCAATCTCCTTGAGGGAATACCCGGACATCTGCATTTCAAACGCCTTGCGGTGTATCTGAGGCATGAGGTCGAGGGCCACTGACAGGCCGTCGTGGTAGCCACCGTCGCAGTATTCCATTTCGCAAGGCTTGTCTTCACAGTCCGTGCCGTAAACAGTTTCGATGTCCTGCAATGAATTGCCATATTGCATCCGCCTCTTGTTTACGCCGAACACATAACGCTTTGTGACGACATGGAGCCACGTTTTCAGGTCGCGACTCTCGTCGTATGTCTCGATATAGATGTAAAGGTTGAGCAGGACATCGTTGAAGTTTTCGTCAACATCCTGACGTGAGGCCGTGTAACGCTCACACAATTTCTTCACGAAATCGTAGTTGGGCATCACATACTTGTCGAAAAGTTCTTTCTTTTTGTCGGAATTTGGCCTGGTGGGATTCTCACGGCCACATTTGTTCATTAAGTTTACATTGCCGGATTCAACAAAGAAACTATACGAATCAAATTTCCGGCAAAAGTAACACTTTTTCCAGATAAATGTATGGACAGCGAAAACTTTTCAAAATCAGCGTTTTGGCTTGTGGGTAACACCCCAAGCCTTCTTGCTTCTCAAGCCGTTTTTCCGATAGTCTATCAACGCTCTCCTGAACTGTATCGTCCTGAAGAACTTGTTGTCGGATATGTAGGCCAGCTTTTCGATGATGTCGGCTGACGGGGCATCCTTTGCCCCGCAAGAATCAACTATCAGCGCGAACTCGATCGGCGCACGATAGCGCATGAGATAGCCGAGCCGGATGTCCTCAAACCTCTTCCTTCTTGGCTTTCTTCCTTTTCTTGCCACCACTCTTGACTGGCTTTTCTGCTTCGCTTTCCTGTGCGACGGCCCTGACTGTTTCGACAATCTTCGGTTCTGACTTGACTTCATGTGTCTCGATTTTCACTTCCTTGCCGTTTTCCTGGGCATCATAGAGATTTCTGTGTACTTTGAACATTATGCTACCATATAAGTTAATGTGACTGTAACAATAGTATTGACAATGGCGTCCGGACAATGCGTTATCAATCCGTTTCTTTGTCCTGCCAGTATTTTCACCCTGAACA